ACTCACTTTTCATAAACGGGAAGAAAAAAGGTTTCACTATTTGGAACCGAAGGGGGGCGAGTGGCAACACGCGGCAGAAAATCAGCGGCGTCCCTTGAGGTTTCGCCCGCCAAGATTGAAACAATCGAACGGCCTGATGCGCCTTATGATCTTACGGATGAACAGACAGAAGAATGGTGGGCGGTTGTTAACCGGATGCCCGCCGATTGGTTCCCGCGCGAAACGCATGGCGTTTTGTCTCAGTATTGCCGCCACGTGGTGACGGCGCGGCGGGTGGCTCAATTGGTTGCGACGTGTGAATCCGAACCAGACCTTGACCTAAACCAGTATGACCAACTCTTGAAGATGCAAGAGCGCGAGGGGCGGGCGTTGTCATCGCTGGCAACCCGGCTGCGGATTACGCAGCAAGCAACAGTTAGCGCAAAGATTAAAAAGCCTAGCGGGATGAAGCGCCCTTGGGAAAGTTAACACGCGGCACCCGCAATATTCGGTGGATTCAAGAGCACTGCCGTATCCCTGAGGGGCGCGACGTTGGCAAGCCTGTGAAGCTGCGTAAGTGGCAACAGTTTGAACTGCGACGTATCTATGACAACCCTCATGGGACGCGCCGCGCGATCTTAAGCTTTGGGCGTAAGAACGGGAAAACCGCGCTATCGGCGTTTATCACGTTGTTGCACCTTTGCGGACCTGAGGCTTTGCCAAATAGCCAGCTTTTCAGCGCTGCGCAATCGCGCGAACAAGCCTCTATCTTGTTCGCCTTGGCTGCAAAGGTTGTGCGCATGTCGCCGATCTTGGCGGCGGTTGTGCTGGTCCGCGATACGGCAAAACAATTGGCGTGCCCTGAACTTGGGACGCTTTACCGGGCTTTATCGGCGGAGGCTTCGACAGCTTACGGCCTAAGCCCCGTTTTAATTATTCACGACGAACTCGGCCAGGTTAAGGGGCCGCGTTCTGAACTTTACGAAGCGCTCGAAACGGCAACGGGCGGGCAGGAAAACCCGCTTTCGATTATCATTTCGACACAGGCGCCAACGGATGCGGACCTGCTTTCACTCTTGATTGAGGATGGGCAGACGGGCCAGGATAAACGGGTTGTGGTTTCTTTGTATACCGCGCCGCAGGACTTGGACCCTTTCAGCGAGGAAGCTATTAAGGCGGCAAACCCGGCATTTGGGGACTTCCAAAACGCAACGGAGACCTTGGCAATGGCCGAGGACGCGCGGCGGATGCCATCGCGTGAAGCTGAATTTCGCAACCTGATTTTGAACCAGCGCGTTGATATGAACGCGCCTTTCGTTTCGCAACGAGTTTGGCAGTCATGCGGCGGGCCGGTCCTGGACGACTTCGAAGGCTTGCCTATTTTTGGCGGGCTTGATCTTTCGGAGGTTTCCGACCTTACCGCGCTTGTGACGGTGGCGCCCGTTGATGGCGTCTGGAACGTAAAGCCCACGTTTTGGTTGCCCGGTGATGGTCTGGCTGAAAAGGCTAGAGCGGATCGGGTTCCCTACGATGTGTGGCAACGAGACGGGTGGCTGCAAGCTGCACCTGGGCCGACAGTGGATTACGAGTATGTTGCCGCGTTTATTTATGATCTGTGCGAGTGGCACGACGTTCGCAAAATTGCTTTTGACCGTTGGAACTGGCGGCACTTGAAGCCGTGGCTTGGCAAGGTCGGCTTTGATGAACGGCAACTTGATGATGGCGTTTTGTTTGAGCCGATGGGCCAGGGCTTTCAATCCATGTCGCCTGCACTTCGAGATTTGGAAAGCGCTCTTTTGAATGGGCGGCTGGCCCACGGCGGGCACCCGGTTCTGGAAATGTGCGCCCGCAACGCGACGGTGCAATCAGACCCGGCGGGAAACCGAAAGCTTTCAAAGATGAAAAGCCACGGGCGCATTGACGGCATGGTCGCATTGGCAATGGCCATGAGTGTTGCCGGGACGTTTGAGGCTGAAGTCATCCCCACGTCGCCTTGGGATGATCCTGAATTTAGATTGGTGGTTGGTTAATGGGCATTTTTTCACGGCGGAAGCCTGAGGCCCGTTCGGTCCAGGTCAAGCAATCTGCGCCAAATTTCCTGGAGATTTTCGGGATTACGGGTTCGTCGTCGGTGTCTATGGAAGAAGCCATGGGCGTTCCTGCGGTCTGGGCTGCGGTTAATTTCGTCGCCGGGACTGTGGCGGGGTTGCCGTTGCACGTTTACGACAAGACCAGCACAGGCAAGAAAAGGGTAAAAGGCACAAAGATCAACCAGGCCGTGCCCATGCTGCATGATGCGGTTAACGATGATTTGTCATCGTTTGATTGGCGTTTCCAGATGATGACGGCAGTTTTGACCGAAGGCCGTTTCGTTACCTATATCGAATTTGATAGCCGTGGCCAACCTGTCAACCTTTTCCCGATGCCCGGTGCAACGGTAAAGCGTCTGGCGAATGGCCGTAAGCAATACGAATTCAAAGGCGCGGATAATAAGAGCCGTTTCTATGACCAATCTCAGGTCTTGGATGTCACGTTCATGTTGCGGCCTGACCTGGTGCAACACCGTTCACCACTGCGGCAATGCGCGGTGGCCATCGGCAAGGCGGTCAACGCAAATGATTACGGTTCTAAGCTGTTCAAGAACGGCGGGTTGCCTGCCTTTGTATTGCAGGGGCCATTTGATGGACAAGCGTCGGCGGCGCGGGCTGCTGACAACATGGCCGAGGCCACTAAGGAGGCCGCGCGCAAGGGTGCAAATGTTCTAGCGATCCCGCCTGGGCATGAACTAAAGCCGCTAGGGTCTGACCCTGATAAAATGCAATTGGTGCAAACGCAGGAATTTGCAGTCGTTGAGATTGCACGAATTTACAGCTTGCCGCCAACGTTTTTGCAGGACTTATCGCGGGCGACATTCAGCAACTCAGAGCAGCAAGATTTGCATCTTGTAAAACATACCGTGAAGCGCTGGCTTGAACAGATTGAAGCCGAAATGAACCTAAAGTTTTTTGGGCGGGGTTCGTCGCGGATCGTTGAATTCAATATCGATGGGCTGTTGCGCGGCGATTATTTGACGCGGATGAATGGTAATAGCCTGGCAATCCAGACGGGGCAGTTAGCACCAAATGAGGCCCGCGCCATGGAAAACCGCGAACCATTAGAAGGCGGCGACGCGCTTTACATTCAGGGCGCGACAGTGCCGCTAGATGGGCACACTGGGCAAGAAATAAGTGAAGGCGATGCGAATGAACCGTGAAACGCGGGCGGGCATCCCCGCCGAAATTAGGACCGATGCCGAAGGCATTAAGGTTGAAGGTTACGCCGCTGTTTTTGGTGAAGTCACCGATATTGGCGGAATGTTTCGTGAAGTTATCGAAAAGGGCGCATTTGCTGATGCGATTGACCGCGATGATGTTGTTTTCCTGGTTAATCACGATGGCTTGCCGCTTGCGCGGACACGTTCGGGCACGTTGAAGCTGTCCGAGGACGAGCGCGGGCTGAAAATCGAAACAACGCTTGACCCTGACGACCCCGATGTAAAATCAATCGCGGGAAAAATGAAGCGCGGTGACTTAGATAAAATGTCATTTGCGTTTTATCCTGATGTTCAGGAGTGGGACGAAAGCGGCGAGATGCCATTGCGGACCATCAAGCGGGCGTCACTTTACGACGTTTCGATTGTTACGACCCCAGCTTACGACGGCACAGAAATTGCGCTTCGTTCGTTGGCTGCGTCACGCCCTTGCGAGACAGCACAAGATTTCAGACTGCGCATGAAGCGCAGGATGATCCCCTAACAGCGGCTCCCGCTGTTGCCTCATCCGGCCCGTAGGCAAGGCCAGAGGGAGCGTCGTGACGACGCCCCGTCCCTTAGAAGGAGCCTAACCATGGCGACGATTAAAGAACTGCGGGAGCAGGCAGCGAAGGCTGTCACCGAAGCCCGCTCGATGCTTGACGCTATCAGCGACAAATCAAGCCCCGAACAACGCACCGAGGCCGAACAGGCCGTTGATAAGGCGTTGGACGCCGCAACCGACATCGAAGCCCGCGCTGACCGCTTGGCAAAGTTGGAAGAAGCGGAAAAGCGCACCGTTGAAGCCGCCGAGCGCGAAGAACGGCAGGCACGTGAGGCCAAGCGTCCCGTTTTGGACCCGGCAGAATCCCGCAACGGCGGCGATATGGACTATCGCACGGCGTTTCATTCTTGGTTGCGTTCGAAGTCGGAAGATGGTGAGCCGTTGACCGCAGAGGCGCGTTCAGTATTGCGCCAAGGCTTTGGCAAGCTTGAGGTTCGCGCACAGACCACGACAAACGCGGCTGGCGGGTATTCTATCCCTGAACAGATGATGGGGGAAATCACCCGTTCCATGTTGGCTTTTGGGCCAATGTATGACCCCGGCGTGACCCGTGAAATCGTGACAACCGGCGGCAACCCGATGCCGTGGCCGACTGTCAACGACACAGCTTCGACGGCTGGCGCACACACTGAAGGTGCAACGCTGACCGACGACGGCGGCAAGGATGTGACGTTTGGCACAAAACAGCTTGACGCCTACGCATTCGACACGGAATGGCTGCGGATTTCGAAGGAGCTAATGGAGGACAGCTTTTTGGCTGTCGAGACCCTTATTGGTTCACTTCTCGGCGAACGCTTGGGCCGGATTGCTAACCTTCAACTAACCACAGGCACAGGGTCCGGCGCGCCGAATGGGATTGTTACAGCTTCTGCGCTCGGCAAAACAGCCGCTGGAACTTCTGCGATCACTGGCGACGAGATCATCGACCTTGTTCACTCAATCGATCCGGCATACCGCATCGCGCCAAGTGTTCGGTTCATGTTCAACGACGCCACGTTGGCCGCAGTGCGCAAGCTGAAAGACGGCGACGGAAACTATCTCTGGCAGATGGGGAACGTTCAGGCCGGTGTCCCCGGTTCGCTTCTGGGCTACAGCTATTCGATCAACCAACAGGTTGCGTCGCTAGGTGCGGGCGCAAAGGTCATGCTGTTTGGTGACATGCAGAAATACTTTGTTCGCAAGGTTGGCGCACCGCTGATCGGCGCGATTTCGGATAAAGACTTCTGGCCCGGTGTTGGCGTTGCCGGTTACATCCGCTTCGACGGCGAATTGTCCGACACAGCCGCAATCAAGCACTTGATCACCGCCGCATCATAATTCGGCTTTTCGGGCGGCGGGGCAACTCGCCGCCTTCACAAGCCGAATTGGAGGTTTCCACATGAAAATAAAGCTATTAGTGGCCCGCGCGTCAGCAACGGGCGCCCAAAATCGCGGCGATGTCATCGACGTGACGGACGCAGAGGCGATCCGTATGATCGAGGCGGGCCAGGGTGAAGCGGTTCGGTCGGTTGCGCCTGAAAAGGCCGTTCGTAAAGTGCGGGCCGAAAAGGCCAGGCGGGGCTAATAGATGTACCCGTCAGTCACAGCCATTGAGCGTGTCGCGGCCCCGTCTGCTGATGTGTTGAGCCTTGCCGACGCGAAGGCGCATATGAAGGTTGATACTAGCGACGAAGATAGCCTTATATCGGCATACGTTGCCGCCGCCACGTCTCTCATTGATGGCGACGGGTGGTTGGGCCGCGCCATGATTACGCAGGATTGGGCGCAATGGGTAAACCAGGCCCCCGGCTGGGTACGGTTGTCGATGGGGCCGTTTCAGGAGTTGGTTTCGGTTCAATATTACGATGTCGATAACGTTTTGCAGACGGCCACGCTTTCGGATTTTGAGACCCGCAAGCAGGGTGATTTCGTAATTTGCAAGCCCAAGGAAGATTTCGAATGGCCAGCCGCCGAAACACGGCAGGATGCCATTAAAATCACGTATCGTGCCGGGTGGGGTGACGTTGCTACGGATGTGCCGCCGGATTTGGTTGCAGCCATCAAGTTGATGACTTCGCACCTTTACGAAAACCGCTCGGCCACCACGGAAATGAAGTTGCAAAATATTCCCATGGGGGTGCAGGCGCTTGTTGGTCGCCACCGGGTTGGCTGGTATGGTTGACGCGGGCAAAATGCGCGAGCGCGTGACGTTCCAACGCCAGGGCGCAATCGATGATGGATATGGCAATACGCGCGGCGATTGGGCCGATCACCTGACGGTTTGGGCTGACGTTCTGGAACGATTGGGCGGTGAAAAAATCGCTTCTGGTGCCGTTGAGGCTTCTAGGCTTGCAACGATACGTGTGCGGCGTTCTTCGCAGTCTATGGGCGTTACAGAGGCCGACAGAGTGCTTGCGCGGGGTATACCCTGGAATATTCGCAGCATTGCCGCCGTAGGCCGTAAAGATGAATTGCTTGAAGTGCTATGTGAAGCGGGCGTGGCGGCTTAGGGCGCGCGCTCTCGAATTTCTTCACATATACCCGCAAGTTCAGTCTGGAATTTAAGACGTGCTGTTTTGAGATCGCTGCGAAGGCTCACCGTAAGCGCCATGGCGGCGTCGTACTGTTCAGGAAGTGCGCTGCGGAATGATAGAACATCGGCGAATATATCTGACCATTCGTCGGTTATTCGATCTTCGATAACGTCAGCAGCTACGATGGCGCGTAGACACGCGATGTGATCTTCACTCGCATTTGCGGGCGCAGCGAAAACGAGCAGTGCAAAAATAACATGTTTCATGGCTCTTAAGTTGGCGCGTTTCGCCTATTAAATCAATGGGGGGCTGCATGGGTGTCCGAGTAACCAGTCGCGTGTCTGATGTTTTGAACAAGTTGCCAGCGACAACTCGCAAGCATTTAATAAAAGCAAACCGTGAAAATGGTGAACAAATTGCACAAATTGCGCGCGTCCTGGTCCCAACTGGTGCAACAGGACGTTCACGGGCGGCGATAAAGGGTAACGCGCAAGGTGACGGGTATCTTATAGATTTCGGCCCGCTTTCCAAAATACTTGAGGGCGGGACCGGCGAGCGAACGCAGGCCAGCACTGGTAAAAGTACGGGCAAGATGCCCAAGAGGCCATTTGTAAACCCGGCACTAAAAGCAACGGCAAAGAAGCGACGTTCGCGGAACCGAAAAGCCGTGCGTGACGCTGTGAGGGAGGCGGGGAATGGCTGATGGGTACGCCCTAGCGCTGCAAAAGGGCGTGGTTTCCGCGCTTAAAGCAAATGCGGTCGTTTCCGGCTTGGTCGGACCGCGAGTTTATGACGAGCCGCCGCAAACGCCGGTTTTCCCCTATATCCGTTTTGGGAATATTGAACCAAGGCCCTTGCGAACTGACTGCGGGTCAGCGGCAAGTGTGGCGTTTGGGATTGAGGCTCATAGCCGCCCAACATCTGGCCGCGTAGAGGCCACTCAAATAGCCGAGGCTGTTGTCGCGGCTTTGGACGAGCAAGAAAGCAGCTTAGTCGTTTCTGGTTTCAATCTGGTGTCGCTGCAATGGCTGACGCAGACGATTGGGCGCGAAAACGACGGCGAAAGTTATCTGGCGATTGTGGCGTTTGAAGCGTTGATCGACGGTTAAGCCCCGAATGCGCGCCTTGGGCAAGCATAGGAATAAAAATCGAATCCCTTAAAATCGAAGGAGCCTAACCATGGCAAAGCAAAAGGGCCGCGCACTTCTTTTGAAGATCGGCGATGGCGAATCAACGGAGGCTTTCGCAACATTGTGTGGGCTGACAACAAAGACGCTGACCATCAATGCGAACACTTATGACGTGACAACGCCAAGCTGCACCACGCCGGGCGGCCAACTTTGGCGCGAAGTGCAAACAGGAATGCGCCAAGTCGCTATTAGCGGCAACGGCTATTTTGAGGATAGCACAACCGAAGAGCGGTTGCGGTCGGTGATGATGGGCGCGGATCAAGACGACGCAGGCGATGCGATTGCAAATTTTCAGGTAATCATCCCTGATTTTGGCACGTTCTCTGGCGCGTTCCATGTGGACAGCTTGGAGTTTGGTGGAGAGCAGGAGAACGGTGTGACTTATTCTTTGGCCATCACTTCTTCCGGCGCCATCGCTTTCGCAGCCGCTTAATGGCTGTTGCGGCAACCCCGCCTATAGGTGGGATAATCGCTAAAATCGGCGATAAAAGTTTACCGCTTGTCTTGCGGAATTCCGAAATCGAACGGTTTGAAAAGCAGCACGGCATTGGAATTTTTGCCGTGCTGGACCAAATGATTGGGCGCAGTGAACAGCCGCTTGCACATCACGTGCGGGATTTGGTTGCTCTGGGCTTAATCGGCGCGGGTCTGCCGGATCGCTCGGCGGATGATGTGGTTTCGGCCCTTGGGCCTTCACACAACATAGCATTGCGACAGGTGGCCCACGACTTGATTCTGATCGCCTTCCTTCCTGAGAAGCCACAAAAAAAAAGCAAAGAAGCTGGATCGCGACGGAAGCCCCGCGTGAGACCGAGTTCTGGGATGTCCCCGAAAGAATCCGGGGCGTCGTCGCAACCGGGTTAAAACCTAGTGAAGTGCGGGCGATGACCCCCGGCGAATTAGTTCTTTTTGTGGATGGCTGGAACGCGGCTAACACATCATCGGAACCAGACGCACCTAGCGCGGATCAATACGCGGAACTTGTGAGGCTCCATGGCTGACGAAGTAACAGAACGCATTCGCATTCTACTGGACCTTGAAAACGAGGCTCACGACCGTGCGGCGAAAAAATCAGCCCGCGAAATTCAAAGGCTTGAAAAACAGTATGACCCTTTGTCACGGGCTGTTTTGAAGTATGAGCAAGAAGAGCGAAAATTAGCTAGGGCATTAGAAAAGGGTGTCATAACCCAGGCCCGATATAACCAGCTTCTTGTTCGGGCAAAAGCAGCCCACGATGGCGCTGTAACGTCGATTGAGCGCAGCACTACGGCGATCACCCGTCATAACGCTGCGTCAACTGGTATGGGTGCCGTGTTGCAGCGCAACCGTTTTGCGGTGCAACAAATGGGCTATCAAGTCGGGGATTTTGCCGTTCAAGTGCAAGGCGGAACGTCCGCAGTTACCGCGTTCACTCAGCAAGGCTCGCAGATGCTTGGGGCGTTTGGACCGCTAGGTGCAGTCTTGGGGGCGGCGCTGGCGGTCGGCTTGCCATTGGCCAGCGCTTTATTCAACATCGGTGAAGGTGCCGACGAGGCTGAAAAACAGATTGACGGCTTGGCCGATGGTATTACCGCACTTCAAACGGCCATCAATACGGTTGATGATGTGCAGCGGCGTTACGTCGAAGCCATCCTATCGGGCAACGCAGAAGTGGCCGAAAGCCTTTTGCGCGAGTTGGAGATTAGGACGCTTCTGCTGGAAATGCAGCGTTTTGAGTTGAATTCCAAAATTGACCTAGCAAAAGAAGCACGTAACGCACAGGTTCAAACTGTTTTGGCTTTGCAGGAAGAACTATCCCTGCGGAAAAAGATGCTTTCTGAAACTGAGGCGGGTCCAGGAACTGCCGAATTTGAGGCAATTACAGAAGAGGTCGAGCGCGCCGCCCAGGCGGTATCAGAGGCGAACAACGCATTCGAAAGAATGCAGGCCGAGGTTAAGCTTAACGAACTTCTTGTTGAGCGGGTTGACAATGCAATCAAAAAAGCAACGGCGGCTGCTGACGATCTAGCCGCCGGGGGCGAAGATGCAGCGGCATCCCTTGCAGCGGCAGAGGCGGCGGCGGACGGGCTGGCTTCGGTCAATATGTCCCTGGAGATCACCAGAGCGGCCAATGAGGCCGCGCGGCTTGCTAACAATTTAAGCACCGCGCAGGCGGCGCAACGTCAATTAGATCAGGGTGCCAAGGTTTATTCAGGGCGCGGGGGCGACCCTAAAAACTTCGCCGAAGAAAATGCGCAGAACAACACGTTTGGCGGTTCAACCTACACCCCCGCGAAAATATCACGTGGCGGTGGGGCCGGTGGTGCCGAAAGCCCGTTTGACCCGCTAGAGGCGGGCGCCGAAAAAATAGAACGACTGCGCCAGCAGATGGAGTTGATTGGGCAAACCCAGGCGCGCGTTGCGGAACTTACCGCAAAGTGGCAGCTTCTGGCCGCTGCAAAGAAAAAGAGCGTCGATCTTGACGCGGTGCAGGCGCAAACCGGGGAGACAGTTCGCCAGCAGATTGAACGCCAAGCGGAAGCAATTGGCAGTTTGGCGGACCAATACGAGCAGGCAAAGGACCGTGCAGAGTTTTTTGCGGGCGCCCAAGAGGCCATGAAAGACGGCTTCTTAGACGCGGTTGTGAGTGGGAAAGACCTTGGCGGCGTTTTAGAAGACCTTGCACGACAGTTTGCGCGCGCAGCCCTGGAGGCTTCGCTTTTTGGATCAGGCCCATTTTCAGGCGGCAGTGGTAGTGGTGGCGTCGGGATAGGGGGCTTACTAGGTGGGCTTTTTAAGTCATTTGACGGCGGCGGCTACACAGGCACCGGGGCTAGATCAGGGGGCGTCGATGGCAAGGGCGGATTCCCTGCAATCCTTCACCCTCAAGAAACAGTTGTTGACCACTCAAAAGGTGGATCGGCAGGAGGCAACCTTTCCGGGAATATCACTGTAACGGTGGATGGTGACGGCAAGGTTAAAGCTTACGTGACTGAAATGGGTATGCAGGCGGCGCAACAGGGCGCATCCCTTGGCGTCCAGACCGTACAGCAAAGCCTACCGGGTTGGCAGCAACAGCTTAAAACAGACGGGCGCTTTTGATGGTCTACGTTCCAAAGGTTTTTACATGGCGCCCGCAGCTTGTTCCCAAGTCGCAACTTTTCGTGGCTGGTGGCAGTTCGACGGCTGGCGGTTTAACGCTTTCCGGGGTGTCGTCTGAAACGCTCTCAATCGGCGGGCGCAGTTCGTTGTTGATGTCATTCAATACGTTGAAACGTGAGGCCAACGCGGCGGCGTCCTGGACCTATAGCCGGGTGCGCAACGGGGCGGTTTTCTGCATTCCTATCCGGCTTGGCGACCAGCTTGTTCCGGCGGCATTGCTTGACCCACCGACGACAGACGGGATTCCGTGGGCTAATGCACAGCCCTGGGCGACTGGCGAAAATTGGGAATGGAACCCGACAGCCCCTGTGACGGCGGCAAGCCGTGGCGCTGTGGAGGTCACCGTTGATTTGAGCGACTACGGGCAGGTGATCGAACCCGGCCACGTTGTTGGTTTCAGCGACGGCGGTTATCGGTTCGCACACATGGTCATGGATGTTGAGGCGGACGGCGACGACGCCACGCTTACGTTGGAGCCACCCTTGCGGCGGGCGCTGACCAGCGAAAGCCGATTGCAATTTCGGCCATCAATTACCGCAATGTGCGTGAACCCCGATGCTTTCGCGGGAGCGTTTGAATACGGGCGTTATACGACGCCAGGGCAAGGCCAGTTTGTCGAGGTGCTTGTGTGAGCGATTTTACAACAGTCCTGACCGAACAAACGGGCGGCGCGTCTGACGTTGGCGACATTAGCCTGCGGTTGGCGCGGTTGTACTTTTACGATTTCGACGGATACCCGGTGCGGCTTTGGAACGGCGAAGGTGTTTTGCAAACCACAACCAGCGTCGGTGATGCTGTGGAAACCGCAGCGGGAACGATTGCCGCCAATGAATGGATCGGCACCGTGGACGAACGCGGCAACGATTTGCACCAAGCGCCCGATTTGAGCGATGCGCGCGACGGGGCAAGCCCGCGCCATGAATTCGGCCTGCCATACATCGACAAGGAAACTTTCGACGCGTTGCGGGCCGATAAGGCATTGGCCCAAGGGCGGCGGATTACTGTCTACAACGCGATTGCTTTTGAGGGCGAAGGCATGTTGCCACAAACGCCAATTCACTTTGACGCGCGCCTGACGATCCGTGATGTGACGTTTTCGCAAATGATGCAGGGGCAACCCGGCAACGAAACGTTTGTTTATAGCGCAAAAGTTTTGGCCCGTAGCAGTGAGGGCGGGCGCAGCTTGGCCCCACGGGGCACAATGACAGACACCAGCATAAGAGAACGGTCGCGGCAACTTGGCGTGGCGGCCGACAGCGGCGGCGCGTTTATCGCGGCCAATTCGCAAAGGACGTATCTTGTCGGTGGCTGATATTCGCGCGCAATGGGCGCGGGCGCGGTTCGTGTGGGGAAAAACTGACTGCATGATGTCGGTATCCAATTACGTTTGGGCCGCGACGGGCGTTGACCCGGCTGCACCTTGGCGCGGCACATACAGCGACGAGGCGGGCGCGCTGGCGATATGTGAGGCCCACGGTGGGGCGTTGGGCGTCTTTCGCTACGGAATGGGCCTAGCGGGCTTTTCTGAGGCCCCACGGGGCGTTCTGCGGCCTGTTGTTTGCCAAGTGGGCGGGCAGCAAGTCGCCGGTATAGATGTTGGTCGGCGAGTTTTGTTTATGGCCGATGGTCGGGGCATGGTTGAAATGCCAGCCGATGTTGTGGGGGCGTGGTCGCTATGAAAATTCGCGGCGCACTTTTGCTTTGCACGGCGCTGTTGATGCCGGTGACTGCGGATGCTGACCCAGTTTCTGCCTTCTTTGCAGGTATTGCAAGCGGCTTCACAACGGGCGTGGGCGTGGCCAGCGGGATCGGTGGCGCTTTCGCGGTCGGGTCTAGCCTGGGGGTGTTTTTCACAACCACGCTTGGTTCATTGCTCCTGAACGCGGCGGTGAATTTCGGGTTGTCTGCGTTGCTTGCGCCCGATGCGCCAACCATCGAGGCAGCGCGCGTGAACAGCCGCACGGTTGACGGCCCACGTTGGGTGCTTTGCGGCCCGGTTGCGGTTGGCGGGCATGTCGGGACGTTCGGAGAATACGACGAGGACGGCAATTTTTGGTATATCGTGGTGCATGGCCAAGGGGAAATGCTGGGTTCGCCCACCTATTTCTTGGACAACATCCAAGTCACGCTATCGGATGGCAGCGACGGCTTCACGGCTGGCGATGTTCTCACAGATGATTTTTGCCTGACAACGGGTTATTCGCAGTTTGAGGGCGACGGAACGCGGGTTCCATACTATCGCATGTATACGGTTAGCCCGACGACATCGCAGGCATGGGGCACAAAGCCATCGGCCCTCACAACGGCCTTTCCAGGCTTGGCCGCTGATTTTCTATTGGCTGGCCTGACCTATACAGTGGTGCGGTGCAAGGCCGTACCGACGCAGCACTATGGCAAGATATACCGTTGGCGCGGGGCGTTCGCTTTGGGCGAACCGCAAGTTTCCGTCTATGCGGATTTTACGCGGGTTTATGATCCGTCCGATGTTGGCCAGGATATTGACGACGCGACCACCTGGGGATCGAGCGGCGGCAATCCTGCCCTGATTTACGCGTGGTTTCGCACCGCCGCTTATGGTCGCAACCAGCCAATGGCCGAAATCAATTGGGACAACGTAGAGACCCAAGCCGCCATTTGCGATGAATCCCTGACAGACCGCGCGGGCGATCCTGTACCGCGCTATCGCGGCGGGTTTGCCTTTCCAGACAGCAAGCCGCGTTTTGAATGTGAATCTGAAATCCTGGCGACCTGCGACGGGTTCACCGTTTACGATGGCGAGGGCCGCGCATGGCCGCGCGTGGGCAAGTATGAGGCCCCAAGCCTAACATTTACCGACAGCCGCGATATTATGTCGATGGAATTGCAGGTGATTGACGATGGCGAAAGCGCTTTGGATGGCGTGATTGTTGAATATATCAGCCCCAATCACGGGTACACGAAACAGCAATCGGCGCCGTGGCGGAATACCGCGTTTTATGACGGCACGACCGAACCAAATTATTTGGTTGTGCCTATCCTTGGTTGCCAGAACCACAACCAGGCGGTGCGTTTGGCGCGGGCTATCGGCTTGCGCGCGGGGCCGGATCGGCGCGGGGCGTTTGGTGTGGGGCCGAAGGGCATCTTGGCCAAAGGCGAACGGGCCGTGACGATGGATTGCGCGCCTGATTTTCAGGGCGTTTTTGAAATCGTATCACCTGTGAAGGTTGGCGCGGGCGGCAAGGCAACGGCGCTTGTCGTTGTGCCGCTGCAAACGGATCGTTGGGAACTTGGTGCGGGCGAAGAAGGCGCGCCGCCTGCTGTTTCGCCATCGCTGAACATTGACGACAGCCTAGTCGTTGCCGCCAACGTGGCGATTTCCGCTGTTTCTGTTGCAATTTCGGGCGGTCAATCGGTGCGGATGGAAGCGACGTTTGACTCACCCGCCCGCATAGATCGTTCTTATCGTTTCCGCTATCGCACTGGCACCGATCCTTATGAATACTTTGCAACGGATATGGATGAAAACCTGGCCTATTCTGCACTTGTTGCGGATGGCGTCACCTATCGCGTGTCCTGGCAGACGATCACATCGGGCGGGCGGGCAACCGTTTGGTCGGATGAACGCGACACGCCGGTTTTTGTTGATGTGGTGGCCACGGCCAACCCCACAGCACCGGCGGCGCTAACAGCGTTTGAAGCTGCGGATGGCGTGGGCGAAAGCGTCATCACGGTCACATCGGCCAACGACGCCAACCAAGCGCGGCTGCGAATATATCGCGGCACCACCACAGATTTCAGCGCGGCCAGCCTGATCACAACGCTGGTTTTCGCGGGCAACACGTCAGGCACTTACACGGACGGCAGTTTGGGCGCTGACACATATCAGTATTGGGCCGAACCGCTCAACGCATCGAACGTGGCTGGCACACGCAGCGGCCCCAACGCGGCAATAATCACATAAATTGAGGCTATAAAATGGCAGTTGCACAATCGCTTAGGGCGATCCTTGAGGGTTCGCCGGTCACATCTGACCATCAAGTCAACAACGCAGAGTTGCGCCGTAAACTTGAGGAAATCGAAGCGCAAGCCGCGTTGAATGGCGCGTTGTTTTTCGAAGATGCTGTTGCCGACCTTCCCGCTGGGACCGAAGGTGACACCGCTTTTGTGCTGGACGATGGCACGTCATCGAATAATGGCATCTATCTCAAGGGCGCATCGGCCTGGGCCAAAACGGCAGACCTGCCCGCCGCATTTACCGCCGCCGCCACAGCGTTGCAACCGGCTGACGTAGGCACGGCTGCGGCTGAGGATGTGGAGTTTTTCGCGGCTGCGGCTGATGGAATCACAAGCGCAGAGCGAACCAAACTGAGCGGCATCGAGACCGGTGCGACCGCCGATCAAACCGGCGCGCAAATCAAAACGGCATACGAGGCGGAGGCGAACACAAACGCTTTCACGGACGCTGAGAAAAGCAAACTGACCGGCATTGAAGCCAGTGCAACAGCGGACCAGACCGGCGCGCAGATCAAAACGGCTTACGAAGCCGAGGATGATACTAACGCCTTCACCGACGCAGAAAAGGCAAAGCTAACGGGCATCGAGACCGGTGCGACCGCAGATCAAACTGGGGCTGAAATCAAGGCCGCATATGAGGCGGTGGCGAACACCAATGCCTTCACTGACGCAGAAAAGACAAAGCTGACCGGCATCGAGACTGGTGCGACAGCCGATCAAACCGGCGCGCAGATCAAAACGGCTTACGAAGCCGAAGCCGACACCAACGCTTTTACGGACGCGGAAAAAACAAAGCTAACCGGCATTGAAGCGGGCGCCGATGTTTCCCCCGTTGCATCTGTCGCGGGGCGCACGGGCACGGTGACGCTTGCCAAGGCTGACGTGGGGCTTGGCAATGTTGACAACACGGCAGACGCTGACAAGCCTGTTAGCACGGCTGTGCGCGCTGAATTAGGGCCGGATGATGGTTTCGGCACGTTGTTTGGCCGCGCGACTAAGGTGCATTTTGCCCCGTGCGATTATCCGCTTGTTTGGACCGGCACAAACTACATTCTGGACCCGCGTTCGGTGTATCTTGATGAAGCCATCGGGACACCTGACGCCGGGGGCGATCTATACGACCGCGCCGTGACGCGGCATTTCCTGCCCGGTAACATTGCAGTCATTAAGCGCGGGGAAGGCGATTACGTGCTGGACGAAAGCGCCGTCGGTCTTGACGACGCCATCGGGACGAATGACGGCCTGGGCAACATTTTCGACCGCCTGCCGACACAGCACCTTTTGCCATTGCCTGTTGATATTATCAGCACCGGCGACGGCGGGCATTTAATCCCGACACCTGCAAAAGCGCCGTATCTTGGCGGCGTTGTTTCGAACGAGGGCTGGCTGTTTTCTGAGAATGGCAGTTTTCGCGTGACGGATGGCGCGGCGAATAGCGGGCCACAAATCCTGCACACATCAATCGACGGTGACGATTTGGTGATCGTGCGCACCCGGCCTTATGAGAACTATCCCACCGGGCTTGAAACATTGCGCTTGCCGCTCAATGTGCCGTGGTCGCTGGGCAAGGGGATCAACGAGGTGTGGTTGATCGCGCACCACGGTCAAAGCCAATCGGTTGCCAATACCGGCGAGGCATTTTCGACAACGGCCCCAAGCGCGGATCGGCTTGCGATGTTCGCGGGCGGCATTCGGTATCAGAATTCAGACACCTTCGACGGTCAAGACACCGCAGTCGCGCGCAAGGATTGGCTTGTCGGCCTGGACATTTTCGAAGGTGGCCTAGTGCCGCTCAAAGAAGGCGTGAATTATTCGCGGTTCAACGAAACACCCCTGACAAGCCTGTGCTCTGCCATCCTGCCCGACATTCCCGCCGATGTGGGCCTTGTTGGCATCGGCCTAGCGTCCGGCGGTCGGCCCGTGTCTGACCTGGATGTCGGCAACGCAAGCTGGCACAATCTTGCGGTGACAATGGCGTACCTTCGCGCGCTGTGCGAACGCAAAAACATCACTTTCAAAATGGGCGGCTTGTTTTGGTCCCAGGGTGGGCAGAACGCATCGGATACTGTTGCGGAATATCAAACCGCTGTGAATACGGGCATTTATGATGCGCTGAATCAGCTTGGCATCGATCACGGTTTCGCGGCGCATTCGATCCCGATGTTTGTCAACGGCATGATGCACAACACGACGAACGCCACGATGGACGTGGCCCGCGCCGCGCTGGCAATGCACGACGATAGCACACGCAACATCACAGCCGTTGGGCCGGAATACGCTTACAAATCGGTCACTGACGAGGGTGGCGACGACTTAGTCCATATTTCGGGGCCGGGTATCATTCAGCGGTCTAATCTTGAAGCCGCTGCGTTTAAGCGTGTGGTCATTGATGGCGCCGCCTGGAACCCGTTGCGGATGACATCGGCAGTCCTGGCCGGGACCACGCTAACCGTATCCACGAACATTGCAGAGGCACAATTTGCAACGCCCTTGCTGGTCGAAAACCCGGACGTGGCGGTGGTCCTTGGTCCTGAGTTGGCCACCAACGGAACCTTCGACACTGATACTGGCTGGACCAAAGGCGCTGGCTGGACCATTGCAGATGGTAAAGCATCGCATACAAACGTGAGTGGCGCGCTTACCCAGCCCTTTGCGGCGGATGCTAATAAAACATTTATCATTACTTGGACCATCAAGGATTACGTTTCAGGTTCGATTTATGCCAGCTTTCTGGGTGGGACTAATGTAAATGGCACGACAC